GTCTATTTTAGTTGTCATTTTTTTCTTGAAATAACGAGGTAAATTATAAGAACTTATTCTCTTATAAGCCGCCGTTTTTTCGCTTTTACTTCTAATCGTTGTTGAAACTTGAATCCCGTCACCGCTCCAAGAAAGGCTTGTGTTCTCAACTATTGAAGCCGTTATCGTTTGCACACCTGCTACAACCGTTAGAAGTTCTGTGCCATGGTCGGTGCCGTGTGCGGGTATCGGCACTTTCGAAACAAGGCTAAAAGTATAAGCATAAGACTTCTCATCAGTGAACTGCATTTCTGCCAATCTTTCAAGTCCGTAATCTCCAACGGTTTTAGGCAACGTCATAGATTCGCCGCCGTAGAAATAATCTCTTGAATCGACGTGCCTTATATATCCAAGATCTTCTTCCTGATAAGGCGCCGAACCAATCTGAAGTTCTTCAGACTTTGGTGAAGCCGCAGAAGAATTAATATGTAAACTCATAATGTCAGGCAGTTCCTTTTTGAATTGCACAATTAAACTTGCACCTGTTTTTTCTTCACTTTCTGGAATAGTTGCAAAAGTATAGGACTTATGAATTAAAATGTTCGTAAAAATCGTACTTTCTTCTGGTTGAATAAGTGAGATATCCCCGAGTAATGTATAATCATAATCCGCTACTGTTGCCGTTTCTGATACGAAACTTGTTTCTGGTATTACTGAAAACGCCTGTTCTGTATCATCGAAATATAGTGCGTTATAAGGGTAAGTATCTGCTGAACTAACTGCTATTTTAGAATGTTGTATCGTTGTCTGATATATAATATGTATTGTGTAAGTATCATCATCTTCTTCTATACTCCACGCAATCGGAACCCACCATTGCTGACTTTTTGCCATGAAAATAGTTTTGATAATTTCGGCATCTGAGCCAGAGTTATTATTTTTTTTGTATGTAAGTGAAATGCCTTCACATTCCGGGACCGCTTCTGTCTCGCTCAAAATTGTTATATTATCTGAGTCTGAAAGGCTATCTAAATCTCCACAAGCACTTGATACATGCCCGTCCTGTTTTCTCAGTTCAGCAAATAATGCCATGGCATTACCAGTACATTTAAAATTCCTGATCAACCCAGTAAAAGTTCCACCGCAGGCCACAAAGTTCGGCGGCAATAAATTTGAAGCAGGCAACACATCACCGGCGCTTAAACCATTTTCACCAAACAAATCAATGTCATACTCATAAGCTTCCCAAGTCGCCATCACATCCTCACAGACAAACCGCCAACCGGTATGCGTCAGACTTTTAACATCCAGTATTTTTCGGCGTTCAATAATAAAACCTCTGAAAACTTCTTTTGTAGTCTCTGAACCATCCTCATTGCAATAAGCAGAAATAACAACGCCTTTACCGGCATAATCGCATTCAGTGCCATCATTTTTCAATTCAAATCTTGCAGTGTGAGGGGATAATCCCCGAGAAAAACTTACATCTGATGACGTTGCTTTTGTCAAAGTTTCGACAAAAGTAGAACCAGCCTCCCATGCTGGGGTGGAATAAATATCAACTTTCAGGTAACTGTGTGTTTGTGCCATTATTTATCCCTCCGAATTTGCCAATTTTCTTAGATCGAGTTCTTGTGTTGTTTTGATTTCAGGTTTTTTTATAGGTATTACTTCTTCCAAAACTACTTTCACATATCTCTCGTCAAGTGCATCTAGTTTAGCTTTTATTTCGTCAAGAGGTCCCATGATCATGCCTTCTCTTCGTGCACTTTAACGTATGTATGAACGGTTTTGCCGTCAAGCGCGTCAAGTTTGGTATTTATAACGCCTAATTTATCTATTGTGGCCTCCAAAATTCCGTTCATTGCCATGACTTGTCCAGTTAAGACAGTCAACATGGCAGCCGTCTCAACTGTTTTGTTGCTAAAATCATCAAGTCTTTCTTCTAAGGCCTCCAGAATATTTGCAAACTCACAGAAATTTTTTATGTTTTCTGACAAAGCAGTATCAATTGTACCGAAACTTTTTTTCCCGGTTGTTCCAAGCTTTAAAAACAAATCAGTAAGTGACACAATTGTTTCAGAAAGCTTTTCGATATTTGTTGATTCAGCAACTTTCGCTAACTTCTCAACCGCCACTGTTACTTTTTTTAATTCACTTTCTGTTTTTTTTAAATTGGTGACAGAGTTCTTGGCCGTAATACTGAGTTCTTCGCCGTTTAAACTTTCCATCTGGTTTTGAATAGCATCTAAAATTTTAATTTGCATTCACCTCCGTTACTCTAATAGTTACATTTGCTACCTTGCCGTCAAGTTCATTGACCTTGTCAATAACAGCTTGTATCTGCTGTTGCTGATGTTGCGTACTGAAAGAATCAGCCTCAGCCTGTAATCTGTCAAACTTATACTCATTCAACTTCTGAAATTCTGACAACGTTTGTTCTGCTGCTGATTTGAATTGATCTTTTACATTTCCGGCCGTTTTCTGACTTTCTTGTACGAGCCCATCAAGATCAATGTTATTCACTTTTTCAAGAGCCTCAGTTGAGGAATATCCAGCCTGTTCAAACGCTTTAATTAGTGCATTTTTTGTTTCTTCTGTTGTAGGTTTCAAGCCTGAAAAGTCAACGCTATTTATAATTTCCATAGCCAGAACGGAATTAACACCGGCATCTGTTAGAGTTTCCATTATTGACTGAGAAACATTTGTCACCTTTTCATCAAGTGTTGAAAAACTCAGATCATTAACAACGCCTAACCCTCGTGCTGCATCATTTCCAGCCACTACAAAATATTCTACTGTTTTCTTTGCTGTCTCAGAAAATGTTAATTCCAAAGTATCGAAGCCTAAAGTATTAATGCTTTCAAGGGCTTCGAGAGAATTATATCCGGCCGCCGAAAAAACATTAAAAAGCGAATCTGCTGTATCTTTTACTTTTGTTTCAAGCGGTGAAAAATCAATCAAAGCCATTTTTTCCATAATTGCATCTTTCGACAATTCGCCACCATCACCCATTATTTTAGTAATATTTTCAGCAAAAATTTTGGCTTTTTCACTTATGGGTTCAAAAGTAACGCCTGCCACGCCTTCTGTTATTTTTGTTGCTGCCTCGGCACCAACATTTCCAGTCTCAGTTAATTGCGTTGCCAATTGTGCAGCAAGTTCCATTGTTCTTTTTTCAGTTTCAACAAAAGCATCGAAGTTATCAATAACACCACCCCATTGAATCTTCAAATTTTCAACAGGTTTACCTTGTTTTTCAAGTTCAATTATTGTTGCAGCCAATGCTGTTTTAACCAGATCAACATTTGTGCCAAATTGTTGATACATTCCTCCAGCTTCTTTGGCTTTTGTTGCTATGTCTGTTAGATCATTTACATTTTGAGAAAAACTAACATTTTCAAAGTCTCTTGCTTTCAAAACTAAAGTAACAAAAGCAGCCGTATTTTCTCCAGTTATTTTTACAATTTCTGCTAAATCCCCTGAAATTCTTGAAGCGTGCATTGTGTCACCAACTTGTCCTATCAGAGGGATCATGGATAAAAAGCTTTCATACCATTTTTTAGAAGTATCAACTATTCCGCCCATTTTTTCATTCATATTATCAGCAACAGCAATAGTTTCAGCATTCATATCTCTTAATGCACCATTTATTTTATTAATAATAACCAACAAAGCTACAATTCCAGCCAGTTTTAATCCAGTTGCCAGTGAAGCTTGAAAACTTGAAAATGCCGTTTTCACTGATGCGATTGCAGTTCCGAGAAATGGAAGTTTTGTTGTTATCCCAGCCATTGCAACTCCAAACGACTGCCAAACTGCCACACCTTTCAATATAATCCCTATTAGAGCCGTTATACCACCGCCTACTAACAATACAGCACCAGACATAGCCGTAAACTGTACAATCCCTTTTTTTAGTGGTTCAGGTAAACGGTTCCAAGTTTCTATCATATTCGATACACCTGCAACAACTTTTTCTATAATTGGTACAATCGCTTCGCCTATACCTATCATAACGCCATCAATTTTAGATTTTAAGATCTTTATCATACCGCTAAATGTTTTAACCTGATCTTTTGCCATCTTCTCAGCAACACCGGAAGAACTTCTCAACCCGGCTTCGTAATCGTCAAGAGCGCCTGTTCCTTGCTTTAACAGTGATGCCATTCCGGGACCAGCTTCTTGACCGAAAACTGTCATAATTGTTGTAGTGTCTACCCCGGCTTTTTCCATTGCATTGAGCGCCAACCGCAAAGGATCTGAGGACTTTGCCAAATCTTCAAGGTTTATTCCAAGTCCTTCTAAAGCAGAACCAGCTTCATTTGAAGGTTTTATCAGGCTTGTCAAAGCACCCCGAATAACAGTTCCAGCCTGTTCTCCCTTATAACCTGCATCATATAATGACATAAGATAAGCTGTTGTATCTTCAAGTTCCATTCCGAGAGTGCTTGTAATTGTACCAGCATACCGCATAGACGCCGCTAATTTATCCATTGTCGCCATTGAACCACTTATTGCTCCGGCAAAAACATCAGCGACACGACCAGCGTCGTCGAATGCCAGCCCAAACTGATTAACTGTTGAGACGATTGTTTCTGAAGTAGATGCAAACTTTGAATTTGTTGCCGCTGCTAAATCTGTGACACTCTGAAGTGTTTTGACTTGTTGTTCAGCTGATAATCCTGCACTTGCCAAGGAATACAGCCCATCAGCCGCTTCCTTTGCTGAAAATTTCGTACTTTCTCCTATTTTCTTTGCGGCATTCGATAACAGTTCAAATTCAGCTTGTGTTGCGTTTGAAACAACCTGAACATCTTTCATTGACTGTTCAAAATCTCCAAATGCCTTTGCAGCCGCCACAAATGGAGCTGTAATTGCCCCACCCAGAATAGCCATCTGCTTTCCAGCATTGACTAAAGCATCTCCAATATTTGACAAACCGCTAAATTTCTTTTTAATAGCATCTATTTTGCCACTTATTTCGTCTGTTGCTTCCAGTTTAATGCCAACAACTGTTTCTGCCATTCTTTTCACCTCAATTAAAAAGAAGGAGACTTTTTAAGACTCCTTCTTTTGATATTCTATAAATGCCTGGAATGTTCGCATGGGCGTTTTCCACCACCCCCAAGGGCTTTCTTCAAGCAAAATCATGATAGCAAACATTCTGGGGATTATGCCTCTTTCTTTGTTAATCCGTATGAAACGTTGAATCTTCTTCTTTCAGGTTTAATTGTTCAACCAATTTGTTTACTACCTCAAAAAATATCTTAGGCTTCATAACATGAATCATATTCTTATCAAATTCTTTTTCATCAACTGTCTTGATTTTCGAAGCAGCAAATTTTCTAAACTTGTCTTGTTGATTAATACTCAGGTTTTCAAAGTGTGAAAATAAATTTGCATGCTCCATATATTCCTGAACCGTTATTGGAAGAAATTCAAACTTATGAGTATTGATTTCGGCTTCTATAACGTCATCTGGTGTTATGTACAGATCATTCATATTAGGTCACCTCCGCTACTGCAATTGAATCAGCATCAAAACTTTTTGTTACCGTCAATGAACTCTCAGGATCTACGGCACCATCAACCGCATTAAACTGACAATCAGTCAAAGTTATAAGCATTGTTTCATCTGTAATCGGATTTGTAAAACTCAAAAGAATAACAAATTCTGCTGCATCTGCTGCTATTGCACCTGTCATTGTTTCTGCAAATGACGCAGCCTCAATTTCAAGGCTTCCTGATATAACAGTTGTCCCAATATCAAGACTTGTTGGAGCCAAAGAAGTTCCATATACAAAATCCATACTTCTTGACACTGTAACTTCAAAGCTTTTTACGACAGCCGTTGTAGAACCGGCTATAGAAATTGCACCATCCGAATAAACAAAGAATGTATTAGCCAAAGTCACAGTTGGGACGGTTGCTGAAGCACTTGCCAAAAATTTACCCTCAAAAGAATATCCAAGGGCTTCGCCTTCTGAACCTGTTATCGTCATTGTTTCGACACGGGCACCTGTTAATTTTTCTGCATGCATCTGAATTTCAAGTGTTGGTGGTAAATTTGTTGCGGCATAATCAAGTCCTGCTGTTAAAATAGCTTTGTCTGTAATTAATCCTTCCCAACCAAAATTGAATTCCTGTGAAGATAATCTCTTTTTTGATATGCCACCAAGTCCAGTTTCCACTACCGCCGCTGTTGATGTTGAAGGTGTTAAACTCTTTACTACTCCAACCTCAACGATAACCGATGTATCACTTGGATCAACTGTAATTTGCGGTTTTATCGTTGCACCAGCTAATGCTGCCATTTATATCACCTCGTTATTTTTGTTTGTACTGTAATTGCACAAGCGGTGACATAGAACCCGCCGCCCTCTTCTTTGCTCATCAAAAGTCTTGAAGCATCATAATTTGTTACGTCAAATCTTACCGGATAAGTTATCGCTGTTTCGCCAGTTCCTACTACAACGGCCGCCGCTTTGTTTTTGAAAAGATCCACAACCGTCATCATGTTTTCAAGGTTTACAATTTCCATTTCTTCAGATTTAAAAGCCAGATCTTTTCTTGCAACGTTGATCTGCACATCCCATCTTTCCGTTCCGACTCCCGTCATACCTTCAGGGCTTCTTGTACCGGCAGAAGGTAAAATTTCCACAATATCCTTGCCGATTTTCATAACTTCTTTCCAGTCCTGTTCTCCTACATATACATTTGTGAATTTCGTTTCGAGTTGCGTCTTAACATAAGCTATAACTGCCTTATACACCTTTCATCACCGCCTCTTGTAGTTTTTGTGTGATATAATCCATTCCGAGTTTATCGAAAGGCGGCATTTCAGGCAATTTTTTAGACGGCATGAAAGGCCTTGCAGGCATTTTTCCTGTACCAGTCTGATGATATACGCCATATTTCACACCCGTAAAATTTTCTGCTGACTTTGCATTTGATCGAGTTGAAATAGATTGTTTGAGCTTTCCGTGAAATTCAAGAATTTTGGAAGCACCTTTGACTTGAAGTTTATATTCAAGATACTTTTTTGATAATGGTTTCCATCTCGGATTTCCTTCAACTTCAAAATTTTCCAATACTTTTTTCTTCATGTAAATTGAAATGTTTGACATGGTGCTTTTAAGGCGTTTAGGATTCTCAGATAGCTTCTTTAATTTCCTTTTTAATTCCTTATCATCAATCGTAACTGTTATCTTCATCGTTTACCACAGATCCGTTTCATCATCATCGAATGTCGAAAACTCATAATCAGTCTTGGCCGGTGTTGACATTTCTTCTGTTGCCTGAGATGCAATCCCGGAAGTTCTTCGGAGTCCATCAACCATTTTCTTGCGATAAAAGTCTGCTTTTTCTGCAAGTCCAAAACGGTTGTAAATCTCCATCAGAACGTAATTAATGCAGTGAATCCTCAACAGATCAGCATCAACTATAAGAGAATTGATTCCCTGCACATAAGGCAGGGAATCATCAACATATTGCTGTATAACTGTATCATCTGCTGAACCGTCATTATCGTTGTCTGTCAGGCTGTTCAGGATGTCAGGCGGGATATAAGTCTTAACATCTAAGACGGTGAGGTATGCGTTTGCCATACCATCACGACCCTAAAATGTCCGCTTGACTGTTGCTATGTAGTTTGATTCGTCGTAATAGTCATATGACGCTGTTATTGTTGATGCTGAACTTGCAAGTTCCAGAGCTCCCGTTGAATACGTTATAGTTCCAACTCCCGAAATAACACCAGTTGCACCGTCATCAGTTGTGTACCCCGTCGAGGCATCCACCGTCAAATCAAAAGTTCCTGGTTCGATTGGCGTATTCGCAAAAGTCCAAGCAGTTGTGGCGCCAGTTCCACTTTCGTCCGTCGCTGAAGAAGACGTCTGAGGCATTACCAGATATATTCGGTACACCTGCCCAGTGTTAAAATCATAGCTGAAATCAACGTCAATGGCTATAGAAGTTGTGTCAATCTCATTGAAATAAAGCGTTATATCCGAGACATTTGAAGCGTCATAATCAATTATAAGATTCGCATCTGTCAGCTCCGTGAATGTAAGAACTGTCGTGGCTGCATCAGTTTCGGACACAACTTCATACGCCATCGCCACACTCGAGGGCGTGGCAGACGTAAAGGTCAGGTTATCATCGTAGACATAATGATCGAACGTAATTGTGTCTGCATCAGCAATCAATCTACCCTCGATAAGAATATCTGCGCCTGAACTGTTCGTGTAAAGAATTTCAACTGAAAAAGCCGCTATTGTGAGAAAAACCAGCATTACAAATATTAAAAATTTATTCATCTTCATCACCTTATCCTAACGTTATGTTGAGAATTTTAACGGCGTCCCCGTTCTCGATTATAGGCAACGGATAGCTTGTCAACATCAAGTCTTTGCTTTTGCCATCTGAAGCAACTTTTTCTTTCACAACAATTTCACCTGGAATTGGCGTTCCACTTGGGTCAAGATCATAATCAACCTGCGCCGCAAAAGCCGTTTCCCACATTGTTGTATTCGTCACTGCCAATTGGCCTGATGGTACATATCCTACAGCAGTTCCAGCGTTATTCGCATATGAACCAGAATAAGCATATATTTCAGGGATGGCAAATTCTCCAAACGCACCCATAAATCTCGTAGTAGGATCTTTGAACTGAGATTTGAGGTTCCCGAAATTAAATGTATTCTTGCTTATCCATTTCTCAGTTTTTGAATGTCCGAGAATTGCTTTTGCAATTGCAGATGTTGTAACAATCAGATTAGGATACACCCCATTCGCTATCGCATATGCTTCGCAAACTGCCCCAATGTCTTGCAGAGGATCTGCTGAAGAATCGAGTGTGTAATTTGCCGGTGTAGCAACTTCGAAGTCATGTGTAAAACTTCTCTTATCTGTTGATACAGCAATTTCTCCGGTAAACAAAATCTGTGAAAACATCCATTCAAGCCTTCTTCTATATCTGAGAAGCATTTCATCTGCTTTCTTACCATAAAGGTAATTAAATGATCTCATAATAGCACTTGATTTATCCAAAATCGCCATTGTTGCAGGATCATAATTATAAGACAAATGACCAGTTGCCACAGAATCAACCTCGTATATCTGAGGAGGCTCTCTGTCAGTTTCGGTAATTGTGACGTTACTGTTGATATGATTTGCTGGGTCTCCTCTGAGCCCTATGTCAGCCATCCCACCGCCATGCGTTACACTCCTGATAGTTACTTTATCTGTAGGGCTGAAATTCTTCATTGCTCCCAAAACTTTTGACAAGAAGAATGGTTCGCTTTTTCTTGTCTCAAAAACTTTTGTCAATAGTTGCCATGCTAAAGTCGCTGCTGTAGCCATTAAGTATCAGTCCTTTCAATTACAAATATACCAGCATCTCTAAGTTCTGCCAACTGGTCCAGTTCTGTATCTGCGTCATCTGAAAATGTAACTTCTCCGTCTTCGTATTCACCAGCGAAGCCGACCAAAGCCATTGCTGTATCTTGGTTCAGATCGACATCTTCAAGCAAAATTCCTGCAGCCACGCCAGCGCTCCACGGTACATATTCATGATTTGTTGTCGAGTCAAATTCTAAAATTTGCCCTGAAACCAAAGCCCCTGTCACTATGATAGGAACTATTTCTTCTGTTCGTACGTTCATCTACATCACGCCCCCTGCATTTCTGCCAATGTCTCAGCTATCTTATCATAGTTATCAGTCAATTTCACGTCTAAAGGTTCTTCTGTGCCTTCTTTTGTAATACTTGGAATTTCTTTGAGAACGGTATCCGCAAATTCTTTCTTAATTTCACCGCTCAGCACCTTGTCTTTGAACTGATTTACAATCGCCGGTGCCTTGCCCTTTGTCCCCCATGCTATCGCCCATGCTTCGATTTCACCAACAAACTTTGCTTTTTCGATAGCTCCAACCTTGTCTGTCAATGTTTTTATAGCATCGTCTTTCGTTTTTGCTTCATCTGTCAAGGTCTTCACCTGATCTTCGAATGTTTTATTCTGCACACCAACCTCATCCGACAGCTTTGTAAGGGCCGCGATCTTGTCTTCGTACATCTTAATTACTTTGTTTTCGTCCATTTTATTGCTCCTTTCGTAGTTTTTTATGATAATTTCCTCTGCGCTTTCATCATTAAATTTTATCCGCTCCATGTTAGGCTGTCCGGGTTTGTTTGTTACGGACACCTCAAGAAGCGTAGCTCCAACATCTTCACCGGTCTTTTTGTCTTTATATTTTTCAGCATACGCCGGGCTTACAAAATCGAACTGTGAGCTCCCTAAAATCTTTTCACCTTTTTCATTTATTTCTATATCCGCCCATAATCCATCCTCTTCAACTGTTGCGCCTGTAATTTCTCCAAGTTTGCCTTGGGCTTCTGAATGCGAAACCTGAAAAGGAATCGGATAACCTGTAACTTTTTTCTGGAAGTTTTTAACAATACTGTCTGCGATCTTTTTATCGTGAGTAATTTTTCCGTAGGTATTCGTGTGAAACGTCTGAAATGGCATGATGTTAATTCTCATAATACGAACGCCTTCATCTCGTCAATACTTTCTGCCCCTGCATCAAGTGCTGAATATTTTGTATCCCA